TTCTTGTCTTCTTCGGATGTTTCTTCTCTAGGTAAATTAGCTCTTAAATATTCACTAAACTGATTTTTAAAATCTCTATCTTCACCTGGATGTAAGGTCATATCGTCATAATTACCCTCTGCAATCATCTTTTGTTTGATTGTAGTTTGTTTCTTTTCTTTTTGTATTCTACGAATAAATGCATAATATATAATTTGTGTGAAATATGCAAAAGGGTTATTAGATTTATCTGGATTAAAATTGCCTAGGTATTGTAAACAGTTTTCTATACCATCAGAAATCATATCGTCTCTGTATGTGTAATTAATAAAGTTTGGTCTATACGATAAGTGATTAGCTATTTTTAAAAAGCAACTACCAATATAATCGGTTACTGGTGGTTTAGGTTGTTTCTTCTTTTCAGCCAATAGTACAGAGTTTCTATACTCAACCATAGCAGCTAAGAATTCTTTGTTATTTACGTAATGTTCTGGTTTTGATTTTTGTCTTGCCATAATATCCTCATTTAAGATTCATAATATCTTATTTTTATCTAATTGTCAATGCCAAGATTAATTTCAAATTAAGGTTGACAATGTTTTTTTCCTGTGTATAATGAGCGGTGTAGCGTTTTCAAGAACACCTCCTTTAATGGATAGTTTTCTCAAACTCATCATCATCTTCCCATTCTTCAAATATCTCTCTAATCTTCTTTTGGTCTTCCGAAGTTAATTCTTTAGCTTCATAAGACTTTACACCAGTACCTTGTTGTGGTGGCCTTATTGTATGATACTCTCTTGATATTTCACCATATTGTTTAGTCATTTCTTTAGTAGCACCAGCAATGGTCATTATCTTATCTTTTGGAATAGTAATAATATTATCAGGAGAAAAGTTTACCCAACGAATCAAAGCAATGTAATCTTTAAATCCTTGAGGTGTAAACTGTGGAATATATTTAACTTGTAATGGTTTTTCTAATCTTAATAAAGGCGAATCATCTGGTAACTGATTATCTTTTTCCGGTAAATGACAAACTATGTCATCACCATTAATCAGTTTAATTAACTTTATATTTGTTTTAATTTGTTGGTGCATTGTTCATCTCCACGTTATGTATTTCATAATCAAAGTCTTCGCCGCTGTATATATTTATCCGTTCTCTAAAGTGAGCCAGAGTGTAATTCTCTTTCTCATTGTGTGTCAAATCATCTGCAATATCATATAACGTAGCGTGTGTATTATCGTCTTTTAAACGGAGACCTCTACCAATTGATTGCAAGTTTCTTATCCTGGATTTACTAGGACTAGCAAAAATAATGTTATGCAAATTCCTAATGTTAATGCCGGTAGAGAAAGTCCCATAACTCGCAACGATAATAGCATTGTCAGCCTTTTCTGTAAGTTCTCTAATTTTTTCTCTTTGTTCAGTTTCAACACCTCCGTGAACATAGAAAACTTGTTTGTCTTCAGCTTTTTGTTTGATTGATTCATAAAGGTCCTTTCCGTGTTTTTCTACATATTGAAACAAACACAATGTATTACCTTGTAGACCAGAGGCCAAGTTTCTTATATACTTGTTTCTCTTCTCATTGGTTACAATAAAATCCATTTCTTCTTGATATGTTTTACCTTTTAAAAATTCTCTTTCTTGTTTACCGTGTTTTAATACTAAACAGTATATTTTAAGCTCTGCAAGTTTACCTTTCTCTTGCAATTCACTTGTAGATATAACTTTATTTACAGCACCAAATAGTCCTTCTAAAACAAGTTTGTGTGTTTTAGAACCATCTAATGTACCTGTCATACCAACTCTATATGGGCACTTAATAAGTTTAGACATTATTTTGGTTAATGAAAGTGCTTTGAATAAGTGTGCTTCATCACCTATAATCATACCATATTGTTGAAACCATTTTTTAGGTAGATTGTATATTGATTGCCAAGTAGATATTACAACTCTTTTGTGGGTATCTTTATCGTGACCTTGATAGATTCTATGTACATTACTTTCAGGTGACCAACCATAATCTTTAAAGTCTTTAAACAATTGTTCAACCAGAGAAGTAGTAGGTACGATAATTAATATTTTTTTCTTTTCTTCTTTTAGTCTTAACATATTGAATCTTACCAACAAGTAAGTAATTAAAGATTTGCCAGAGGCAGTAGGTGACAACAACAAAGTTCTATTTTTTCTTGTTGCATAAATGAAGGCTTCTTTTTGATAATCTCTAACCTTAAATGGTATTTCTAATGCTTGTATAAAACTATCTACTCTTTTCTCATCAACTTTAGTATCAGTTATTTTTGTTGCGTCAACAACTTCAACTTCATTGTCTTGACACCACTTTAAAATGTAAGGATATAAACCTGCATATATTTGACCTGTCTGATAAGAAAATAATCTAATTTTACCGTCCCATTGTCTAGCCCTATATTGTGGCATAAACTTAAAACCAGGCACTTCAAAGGTAAAGAATTCTCCTAAATCTCTACGAATTGCCTCATCAGCTTCTATCTTTAGATGAACGTCATCTTTCTTGTCAATGACAAGGTATCTTATGTTTTTCATTATTAAATGGCACCGGATGTAAACTTACGCCACTCAATTGCATTTTTTATTGTAAAGGTTCTATTTGAAATTTGTCTAATAGTTCTATCTAAAAAATCTATGGNAGTTTGTAAGTAATCTACTTTTTGTTTTGCACGTTGAATATCTGTATCTGATTCAAGATACTTGTCAACATCTTGTCTTAATAATTTAAAGTTAAAAGGTTTCTCTGCATATACTGAAGCTTCTGATTTGCCTGTGTAATATTCCCACTTCTCTCTTTTGATGGAGTGAAGTTCAGACTCGGCTCTACTCAACATAAGTTTATACTTTGTTAAGTGTTTCATATATTGGTTGTGTAATTGGGGAGTTTTTAAAGATTCTAAATCTAATTCAGTCTCATTTAGTTTTAAATCTTTATCAACTTGTTCTTGTAATTTTTCTAAATCCATAATGTATCCAATCTATCATAATTTATTAAAAAAGTAAAGCGTGGTTTAAGTTACCGTAGTAGAAGTCTTGCCACCTTTTACAGCGAATTCATATATTTTGTACTGAAAGGTAACAGTAGCAGATAAGTAATCAACATCCATACCTTGTTGGTTGAAACTCAACCCACTCAATGATACCGGAAATACATCACTAAATCTCACTTCAATATTAGCTCTATTCTTACTTGACAATACGTTTAAGGTTGCGTCTGAAAACACAGGACCTAATGGCACAGGACCACCTGTTACCTTACCGGGGTCTGTATTTGTTTGACTAGAACCTTGTAATGGGAATCTATCAGAACCAGAGGCTACAATATCTCTAAATTGAGTTCTTGAAGCTGGAAATCCTAAACCCATTAACCAACCGTGTATCTCTCTATAATTTTCTAAATTTTCATCAACCATAAAAGTACATTCTAGGTTTTCAAAATCTATCTTTTCACCAGGAATAGGTATGTCTGCAAGTGGTGTCATTTGTTTAATTGAAGATAAACTAACTCCAGGTATATTAGCTGCTGTACAGAAATATTCCACCTTTGGCAGTTTGATAATACTAAANTTAAACTGCGCCGGAGACGCTAAGTCTAATTTAGTTGGTTGTCTTGATAATGCATTTGTAGTTGTCATACTACTATTTATACTAGTTAATAGGCTGTGTTCCTGGCTCAGGTAATACGAAATCTTTTGGTGGCATTTTCAACGTTTTCTTTTCAGTATTGTATATAGGTATATCAGGATTTTCTTTTACCCATTCTTTTTTAGATTTGTCCCAAGCTGGCTCTTCTTCTTTTACTCTTTTAGGAGTTGCTCTTAAACCTTTACAATGTTTTTCTACCGTTGCAAATTGTGGTGGTAGAGGTCTGTCTGCATATCTTTGACAAACTTTAAGCATTTCTAGTTCTTGTCTTAAATTTTCATTCTCTAATAATATTTTGTTTTGTTCATCACACATCTTTTTAGATACACCAAGATACTTACGAAAGGTTAATGATAATCTATTATTTTCTTGTTCATAATCACTATTGCCATAAATGTAATCAGTATCACCTCTATCCGTTTCTATACGAACATCCATATCACCGTATCTACAACTATTAGAATAAGAGTTTAGGTATTCATTTCTTGCTTGTGCTGGTTTCATAAACACAACCATAAGCGTTAATAGAGCAAGAAGTAAAAAAGTGAACCGTAAGTCCATCCTCAGCACTTCCATATTAGTTACCGTTCACATCACGGTTAAGGTCTTTGATGTCCCACGCCTGGTCTCTAACTTTTTCTGCTAGTTCTCTATATAGATTTTCTGCCATCTCCCAAGTACCTTCTGCTCTGGATAGACGCTGTTTTAAATCTGTATTTGAGTCATTAACAACTTTTAAGTCTCTTTGTAAGTTAGTTAATGCTGATGAATTTGCGTTTATAGTATCTGTAAGATTAATTACATATTTGATACCTGTAAATGACCCAACTAATATTGAGGCAACGACTGGTATCATTACTATATTCTTTTTAAGTAAATCTGTTAATTGCATAAGTTCCTTTTAATGCAATTCAATATGTGATGTAGAATAATGTAGTGGTTTGTTTAGAAGTATTTATAAGAACAAAGGGGTCCAGAAAGGACCCCAATGCCATTAAAGTAATGTGGAAAGAGAGAGATTATTCGTCTTCAGCGAGTTTTGAAAAGTAAGATAATGTATCATCATCTTCAACGCTAGACGCCTCATTACTTTGAACCGAAGCAGGCGCACTAGGTGTCGCAGCTGCACTACTAGTAGTAGGTGGGAGGTCTATCTCACTAGCAGTCTCGGTATTCTTTGAACCAGCAACCACACGATTAAACTTCTCTTTAAGTTCATCATAAGATTTAAAATTTGCTGCTTCTAGGAATGCTTTAAGAGGATATTGTTTATTCCAGATACCTTTGATGACTTCATCATCTGTAGTAATTGGACTAACAGCCTCAAATTCGGATTTATCGTAATTCCAGAAACCATCAACTTTTCTGATTTTCAGTTTAAAGTTTGCACCTGTCCAGAAATCAAATGGGTTAATTGGTTTTTCATCTTCAAACGCCGGTTGCATTGCTTCTGTAATCTTATCAAAAATCTTTTTACCGAATTTAAATAAGAAAACTTTACCTTCGTTTTCAGGATGCTTGGGATCACTCACAACATAGATGTTTGAGTAGTATGATAATTTTCTTTTTCTCTTACGAGCAATCTCTTTATCACTATCTACACCTGTGTTCCATAATATAGTATTCTCTTCTGACACAGGGTCTTTCTGACCTAATGTAGTTAGAGAGTTTTCAATATACCATCCGCCAGGTCCTTGAAAAGCGTGAGACCATACTCTTGCCCACGGCATTTCTTCTTTTTGAGGTGCTGGTAAGAATCTTAACACAGCATAACCATTACCAGTTTTATCTAGTTCAGGTTTCCACAATCTGTCGTCTTGGTATTTGTTTTTAGTTTTAGCATTATCCTCAGGATTGAGGTTT